CGCCGTTGAAAATCACAAACGAGCCGTCCACCAAGCTTTCAAAAAGTACCTCAATCATGAGGAAATGGATTATATTGAAAATAAGTACAAACGTACTGACCTTGACGTCCTTACAATCACTGATGACTTCTTTTCTGGTGACACACCTGAATTTCCCGAACCCTCTGGAATTAAAGAACAAATCTCCATCGATTATGGACTTTCCTGCCTGCAAGATGCTTTCTCTCCTCCGACACCTGCCCGCCCCTGTCATCTTTATGATGTACAATGGCACTACCCATTCAAATGGCATGTCAATGTCGAAATGCCTTTCGTCTCCGACAAACGCTTTCTACAACTACGGAAGAAATTCCTTGACTTTTACGATTTCACCAAACAAACGTGGAATAAATATGTCAACCCCATCGACGCCATGAATCGCTACGGCCCTGACCCCCTCCCTGCCATGCTCGACACCGTTGTTCCTGCAACTTTCGGTTTCATGAAAGACCTTGTCTTTTCACATGTTCATAGTTGGCAACACGTTATCAAACATCGTTTCACAAGCTTTGCTGGTATCAAAGATACAACCTATCTCCGTTCCCGATTCCTCTTTCCTATGCTCTTACACATCAAGACAGCTATTGTCGCCTTCGATGCTCCCAACAAACTCAGATCAATCTGGGGTGTATCCAAACTCTGGATCATCTCCGAAGCCATGATCTACTGGGAATACATCGCATGGATCAAACTCAATCCTGGCATCACTCCGATGCTTTGGGGTTACGAAACCTTCACCGGTGGCTGGTTCCGCCTTTACCGCGAACTACACCAACCAAATGAAGATGTAACCTATATCACGATTGACTGGTCCCGATTCGACAAACGCGCCCACTTTTGGTTGATCATGAAGATATTTCTTCGTGTTCGAACCTTTCTTGATTTCGAAAATGGATACGTCCCGACTTCGGCTTACCCCGATTCTCCAACCCACCCTGATAAGCTCCAAGCTTTATGGGAATGGACAATCGAAGCCTTCTTCAAGTCGCCTATCATCTTACCTAACGGCGAGATGTACGAACGACGTTTCTCCGGAATACCTTCCGGCCTTTTCATCACTCAGTTGATGGATTCGTGGTACAACTATGTTATGATATGTTCAATCCTACATTACATGGGCTACGATCCTAGACTCTGCATTATTAAAGTACAAGGTGATGACTCAATCATCCGCCTGTACCTACTCATCCCAGAAGATGAGCACGATCGCTTTCTCGCTCGTATGCAAGAAGTAGCAACGTTACTCTTTGGCTCTGTTATCTCGACAGAGAAATCAGAATTACGCAACAGTATCGAAAATTGCGAAGTATTAAGTTACCGCAATATCAGAGGTTTACCTTACCGCAACCTTTTGAAGATGCTCGCCCAATTCTATCACACCAAAGCGAAAGACCCAACTCCAGAAACAACAATGTCACAAGCAATTGGATTTGCTTATGCCGCCTGCGGCAATGACTTTCGCGTTCACTGTATGCTGTTGGAAATTTATACATTCTATTACGATCTTGGATACCGTGCAAATCACATCGGTCCCTCCTTAGTATTCGGAACCTCACCCGATCTTCCACTCTTCCCAATCGAAGTAGACCATTTCCCAACACAATTAGAAGTCCAACGCTTCTTTCTCTCTCTTGACTATAACAATCCAGTCCAATCTGAAGCAACGTGGCCATCCTCACATTTCTTGGCCCCCCCTTGCGTCCGAAACTAGTTTGTTCGTCCCTGAATTTAATTACTATTTTTAAAAAAAATAAAAAAAAAAAAAACAA